TGGTTAGTAATATAATAGCACATTTTTCTAATAATAAATAGTCTATAACAAGGAAATCTGTTCAAAATGGCGAGAAAAACCTATCCTCTAACTCCTGCAGAAGAAGCCGCAAGAATCAACGCTGCCAGCGGCGATCCTGAAGGCATTACTGCAGAGCAGGTGGCCAACAACCGCAAGCTCAACGAATCGTTGACCGCATCATTTGGATTTGGCAACAGTTCCAGTGGGCCACCAGTTAATCCTTTTGCTAGCCTAGTAGCAGGACTTTCAGACAGCATCAAAAAAACACAAGAAGCCGATGCTGCCCAATTACCTGGAGAGTTCACACAGGCCAAGGCCGAATTAGACTCTAAGATTTCCAAAGCATCAGGAGAACTTGGATCAGGTCTCAACGGATTCACAGGAAATGTCAATGCAGCTTTTAGCCAGTCGACAGCATTGGCCAATAATGCTTTAAGGGGCACCAGTCCGTTAGCAGCAGCAACAGGTGCCGGCGGAGCAATCACTGGCATGGGGGGATTCGCCGACGCTGCTAGAAGTAAGTTCGGTGGAGCAGTGGATTCATTACGGTCTGTGGCAGGATCGACTAGTAACATTGCAGCAGATATCTCCGGTACCATAAACAAATTAACAGGCGGCAGTCTTGCTGGTGGGTTAATGAAAGTTGCAGGACAGGTAAGTTCGGCTGCTGGTATGCTTAACAACATACTTAGTCTGAAACGTGCTGCAAATCTTCCAAAGGGAGCGGAGGCGTTCAGCAAGGACGGAGAGCCAATAAAACTAGACGTTAGTTCGAAAAATGATTGGCGTGTGAGAATAGATTGCCAATGGAATATTTTTGACAGTCCTATTTTTGAAAGACTGAAACTTACTGGAGGAGTGGTATGGCCGTACCTTCCTAGCATCACTGTGGCCACCAAGGCAGAGTACACTTCGATCAACACAGTACACAACAACTATACCAATTATGCTTACAAAGGCAGCTCAGTGGATGACATACAAATTTCCGGAGAGTTCAGTTGCGAAACAGCAGAGGATGCGGCATACTGGATAGCCGCTACTACATTTTTCAAGACAGCTACCAAGATGTTTTTTGGTCAAGGTGATTTGGCTGGCAATCCTCCAATCATCTGCATTCTCAAAGGATATGGCGCCAGTGTGTTTGACAATGTTCCGGTAATTATAAAAAGTTTCTCTGTAGATCTCAAAGACGATGTTAATTATGTTAAATGTGAAGAATTTGGATCCACTACATGGGTGCCGGTGCTCAGCACAGTTTCGGTTACTGTGTCTCCGGTATACACCAGAGCTAGAATGCGTAAATTCAGTCTACAAGACTATTCACGTGGTAGTCTAGCAGAAGCCACAGGTCAAGTAGGATATATCTAATGGCCAAATACTCTAAATCAAGTCCTTGGGCCAGCACTCAACAGAACAATCTGTATCTTGAACTATTAGATATTCGGCCTGTGCCTTCTGAAGCAGACGACGTAAGATATGTCATAGAAAATCAATATCGTAACAGACCAGATCTACTGGCCTACGATCTCTATGGTAATGCTAAATTATGGTGGGTATTTGTGCAGCGTAATATGACAGTGTTAAAAGATCCTATCTATGATTTTAGTCCAGGCACCGCCATATATCTACCTAAAAAAAGCAATTTATCAAAGTTTCTAGGAGTGTGATATGGCTGCTAGAGAACTAGGAAGAATATTAGAACTTAAAAAGCCAGACGGAACTCCGGTCATTCCGTTTGACACTGCTGCGGGATACAATATTGCCGCGGCATTTCGCGCCACTGAAGCTACAATCGCTAGAGCCACTGATCCTATCCAAGACGGCGAAAGCAAAGTAGCAGTTGATCCTAAAAAGATATCTTCGGCATCGATTAAAAAATTACCAGCATTGACTCGTAATCCCATGGAGGACTTTGCTACCAGCACAATTCTATGGACGTTGGCAGCATTGACTCCAGAGCAATTTAACAATCCTGAATCATATAGAAACAGTCCACAGGAATTACAAAATGTTGTGTTTAGCTCTGGCGGCAGATTTGATAATCAACGAGTTAACACTATATTTGGAGCTCCGGAATATTTCGTAAACAATTTTGTTATGAACAGCATAATTGGTGCCAACGAAAAGACCGGTAACAGCAATGCTATTAAATTTAGTTTTGATATAGTAGAACCACAGTCTATGGGCCTGTTGTTGCAGAGCATGCAGGTCGCTGCCATAAATGCGGGATATCTCAGTTATCTAGATAACTGTCCTTATGTGCTGAGAATGGATATACAGGGATTTGATGAGCTAGGAGTTGCTATAAGTTCAATCAAACCCAAGTTTTTTGTGTTGAAGTTAGTGTCGATGAAATTCACAGTAACTGAAGCTGGTTCCAACTATAAAGTAGAAGGCATTCCGTATAATCATCAAGCATTTTCGGATGCCATAAATGTAACATACAACGATTTAAAAATCGCGGGCGATGCCAAAAGCCTAGGAGTAGTAGCAGAAGTGTTGCAAACCAGTGCAGACGGTCTTACAGCAGTTTTAAACAGAAACGAACAAAAACTAAAAGCCGAAAAAAAGATCACAGAAACCGATGTGTATGTCATACAGTTTCCACGATCCAGCAGTGACTGGTATTCTTCCGGAGGTAACAAGGAACAAAGAAAATCAGCCACAGTTGATCCTAATGCAACTCCACCAGATATCGTTATCGGAGGAGCGACAAAAATTATACCTCAAGCCCTGCTGCCAATGAATGAAATAGGTATTTCAGATCTAGGATTTGATCAACTCAAAGGTGGAGCAAATATCTTTAAACGTGCCGGTGACACCATTGATGAAAAAACAGGTCTAGTCAAGCGAGAAGGAATGACCATAGATCCCAAGCTTCGGGCATTTCAGTTCGGACAAGGACAATCATTGACTGCTATTATTAATCAGGTCGTTCTAAGTTCTAAGTATGCCTACAGTGCTATCAATGATAAAGTCACTTCAGAAGGATTTATCAAATGGTTCAAATTAGATGCACAGATTGAACTTTTAAAATATGATGCTTTGATAGGCGACTTTGCTAAAAAAATAACATATCGTGTGGTACCATATTTTATCCATCAATCAATATTCTCTAATGCCAGTGCAGCTCCTGTGGGATACCATGAACTAATGAAACAAGTAGTCAAAGAATACCAATATATCTATACAGGTCAGAACGTTGATGTAATGAGATTTGATATTGATATCAATAACTTATTTTTCACAGGAGCCAACCCCGCACCGGAAAACAAGGCATCAAAGACCAGCAACAATGATCAAACATCTGCAGAAACTCGTAATCCAACTACAGGTACAGGTCAAGGTAAAGCACCTGCTTCTCAGGCAGCACAACTAGGTAGAGCTAGGCCAAAACGAGATCCTAGATTGTTGAAGGGATATAAAGGAGGTTCGGGGACTAAGTCAGTAGAACAAAATGTGGCAGAAACCATGCAACAGGCGTTCCTCAGCGGTAACAGCGCCGATCTAATTTCTGTTAATTTAGAAATAATGGGAGATCCCTATTGGCTGGTAGACAGCGGAATAGCCAACTATTTTGCAGACGCCCCATCTCCCACCAGTCAAATTACCAACGACGGTACTATGAATTATGAAAGTGGTAATGTCTATATCTATCTAACATTTAAGACACCAGTGGATATCAATGAAACCACAGGGTTATATGATTTTTCAAAAGAAGGAAAAGAGAGTCCCTTCGGCGGTATATACAGAGTCGTGGCCTGTGAAAATACCTTTACAGATGGGCAATGGAAACAAAAACTCAAATGCCTAAGAATGCCAGGTCCCCAAGGCCCCGAAGTCACTGAAGAAGATAACACAGGCACCGTGACTCCGGTGGACGCACAAGCTATTGATATCCAAGAGCAGGAAGCCCCAAAAACCAGCCCTATAGGTGATACAGCACCAGCAACACAATTAGTAAACAACGGTACCACACCTGCTGCAAATAACAACGGCACGCCCACAACTAGAACAACTTCTAATCAAGCACCGACTAGAGTGGGTTTTAGATATTACAGAGATCTAGGACAAGGATAACAAATGTCAGAATTAGGTAGACCATCAGCAGAAGGTGAAGGAAAATCAGGTGTCCTTACACAGGGTGTATATCTTGCGAGAGTGATCAGTCACCTTGATCCTACATTTATGGGATCGTTAGAGGTCACTCTGTTAAAAGATCAAGCCAACGATCCCGGCGATGACAGTCAATTACACATAGTCAAGTACGCTCCTCCTTTCTTTGGGTATACAGGGTTCGAGTATATGGGCAAAAATGATGGCACAAACTCTACCATTGAGGGATTTAATGACACACAAAAAAGCTATGGCATGTGGTTTGTTCCGCCTGATGTCGGAGTAAATGTGCTGGTGTTGTTCGTAGATGGTGATCCTAGCCAGGGCTATTGGTTTGCCTGTGTTCCTGGTCGGAATATCAACAACATGGTTCCCGCGATAGCAGGATCTAAGATTAATTCTCTAGATGCCACTGACAAAACTAGATATGGAAACACTAAATTGCCGTTGCCTGTGGCAGAAGTAAACAAACGCATTATAGGTGAAAAGCCCGAAGTAGATCCAGAAAAGTTTCCTCGAGTCGTGCATCCCATCGCCGATAGATTCTTAGAGCAAGGGCTCTTAGAAGATGATGTTCGTGGAACAAGTTCGTCATCACCTAGAAGAGAATTGCCCGGCATGGTGTTTGGTATTTCAACACCCGGGCCAGTAGATCGCAGAACCAATGCTAAAAAAGCAGTGATAGGAAAAAAAGACAGCAAGTCTGCTCCATTGCCTGTCAGTAGACTAGGTGGCACTCAGTTGGTCATGGATGATGGTGATGATCGATATCACAGAGAAAAAACAGCTGCCGAGGGACCTGTAAAATATGTTGATCTATTAGACCCAGAAGTTCAAAGAAGAATTTCACAGAGTGAACCTACAGTTCCCTATAATGAATATTTTAGAGTGCGTACTCGAACCGGGCATCAGTTACTGATGCACAATTCAGAAGATCTCATTTACATAGGTAATGCAAGAGGTACTACTTGGATAGAACTTACCAGCAATGGCAAGATAGATATCTATGCTCAAGACAGTGTCAGCATACACACTGGCACTGATCTCAACATACGTGCAGATAGAGATATAAATTTTGAAGCAGGTCGTAACATGAATTTCCGAACAGAGTCAGGTAAATGGCACGCAGAGATTGCCACAGACATGGAGTTCTTGATCAACAACGATGCCAAGCTCACAGTAGGAGCTAACCACGATGTATTAGTAGGTGCTAAACTCAAGATTTCAGCCAACAATGATATGGATATAGCTACCAACACAGAACTTAAAATATCTGCTACCGGTGATATCAGTGTAGGTTCTACATCAGAATTAAAAATGAATGGTACAAAAATCAATTTCAACGGCCCTAACAATGCAGAAACTGCGGTGACCGCAGACTTTGTGAGACCGTATGATCTTCGAGATAACCCAGCCACCAGCACCACAGCAGGTTGGGACAAGCGATATCAATCAGGCATTGTAAAGAGCTTTATGAAACGCATACCCATGCATGAACCGTGGGCGCTGCATGAACACCTAGCACCTGCACAACTGACTCCTGATAATACAGATAGGGACGCATAAAGATGGTAAAACTATATAATCAAAAAGCTGTGGCCAACACCACAGCAGTCACGACAGAAAGCCAAGGTGTATTCTTGTACAAAGGTTTCAGCAGTCAACAGAGTTCAAAGAATTACAGGCTCTATGATATTGATCTTGTAAAACAAGATTTAATTAACCATTTTTATATCCGTAAAGGAGAAAAACTAGAAAATCCGGATTTTGGAACAGTTATCTGGGACATGTTGTTTGAAAATTTCACGGAAGATGTCAAGCAGATTATTGCCAAAGATGTAGAAGCCATAATAAATTATGATCCAAGAATCTCAGTGAACTCAGTTACAGTAGACAGTACAGACCAAGGCATACGCATACAGGCTGATATTGTGTATGTTCCGTTTAATGTAAATGAAAGAATGACCTTTGATTTTGACAAAGCCAACAATATGATAATATGACCAGTTTATTTTACAACATAAATATTGGCATAGGGACCTGAAATGACCACTACCAGCAGACAAAATAATCTAATTCTAAACCAAGACTGGACTAGAATCTA